AATCGCTCAAACTTCAAGAGGTTGGAGACATTCTTTAATTCATTCGACCCGAACGACTACATCGGCAAGACAATTGTCATCACGACAGAGAAGGTCAAGAGTCCTCAAGGCTTGGTCGATGCGCTGAGGTTCAGCACTCGTCCATTGCCCAAGAAGGAGCTACCTATGCTGAATGACGATCAGTTGGGCAAGGCAATAGATGCGGTAAAGACTGGCAGGACTACAATCGAAAAGATTAAGAAGCAGTACACCATCACTGAGGACCAACTAAAAATGTTTGGTAATGATTAAGGTAAGGTCGTCCAGCTGTGCTCTCTTGTTTTCTGGCAAGAGAGGAGGACTAACAACAAAACAGAAAGAAAAGCTTGAAGGATTGAAGATGAAGATTAAGCTCACAGAGAAGCAAGCAGAGGAGAGAGACGAGCTTGAGAAGAAGGGTGAAATATCTGACGAGCTGAGTGAAATGGCAAAGACCTACATCGAGGACATGGTTGACGAGGTCGTGTACGGATTCAGGAAGAAGTTTACCACAAGGGAGATGACCAAGGGAATCATGGTGGAGGACGACTCAATCGAGATGTACAACCGATTGTTTTTCACGAGTCACTTCAAGCAGGCTGAGTTTGACAAGTTTTACGAGCTAACCCATGGAGTATCGATTGGCCACCCTGACATTGTTGACGAGTCTAGGCTCATGGTGATTGACATCAAGAGTCCATGGAGCAAGCACACGATGCCGAAGACAATAAAGAAGGCAGACAAGAAGTCAAAAGAGGCTGGTTACGATTGGCAGGTCAAGCACTACTTGTACATGCTACGCAAGATGACCAACATGGACTGGAGAAACGGAGAGATTGCCTACGTTCTTAGCAACACGCCAGAGGAGTTGATTCCAGAGAACGAGGCAGACAGTCTGCACTATATGGATGACTTGGCCGATGAGCTGAGGGTGACAATTGTGAAGGTGGATTTGACTGACGATGACATCGATTGGATGGAGTCTCAGATAAAAAAGGCAGAGACATATGCAAAGGAGTATTTTAACTATCTAAATAATAAAAACAAATGAGTGATTTTAAAATGAAAGGGGTTTTAAAGGTTATAAACCCAGCGGTACAGGTAAGCGAGAAGTTTATCAAGAGAGAGTTCGTACTTAACGAGCCACACGATCAGTATCCACAGGACATCTTGTTCCAGTTAACGCAAAAGAACGTTGACGTGTTGGACAAGTTTGGAGAGGGTCAAGAGGTTGAGGTATCGTTTAGGATTCGAGGACGAGAGTACAACGGAAAGTACTTTAACAACATTGAGGCATGGAGAGTCGAGGCCATTGGCGAAGCTCCCAAGCCAGTTGAGGTTAAGGAAGAAGAGCCGTTACCGTTTTAATCTACTGCTAATCAAGGTGGGTAGTCAATCTACCCACTTTAAATTTAATCAAAATGAAAAAATTATTGTTACTTTTACCATTGCTTTCGTTATCATGCAAGACAGCGTCAAAGTGTGACGCATATACATTGAAACTTAGCCCAGACTGCGACTCGATTATGGTCACAAGGTACAACAAGATGTACATGCCAAAGATACCAGTAGAGGGAGCAAGCCTTCTATCTTTTCACAACATTGATAGGGGAAGCTACAGGCTTAATATGTACAAGAGAGGCAACATTGAAACAATTAAATTTAAAATAAAATGAGCGATATAACAAAGTGCCCAGGGACAGATTGTCCCATGAGACAGAGTTGTAAAAGATTTACTGCAAAAGCTAATGAGCATAGGCAATCATACTTTCTTGACCCACCATACCACATTAATGATGTAGGTTTCTCCTGTGACATGTACTGGGGAGAATTTGCTCAATCAGCTTGGGAGTCACTACAAGAGTCTATTGGAATCACCATACCTAAACTTAAAAAGAACTATGACTTCAATGATCACAAATTGTGACCTATAAGCTTAAAAAACTTTACAAATTTTAAACCTATAAGCTATGAAACAAACAGCAGAACAAATAATAGTGCCTTAAGACGCACTATTTAATTTAACTACATAAGAAAAACCAATAAATGTATAATATAGTGCTATTTACTGCACGAATAAATAAATAATAAGATGAAACAGACAGCAGTAGAGTGGTTGGCACTTTACATTAAAGGAATTACATCTTTGAATTGTGATGAAGTTATTGAACAAGCCAAAGAAATGGAGAAGGAGCAGATGATTAATTTTGCTGAATTTGTAGCAACATATCCAGACAAAAATATAAATATAAATGGGGAGATGTTACATGCTAAATCTAAGTATGATGGTGCTGAAAGAACTATTGACTTATTAGAAACCTTTAAATCAGAATAAGATGAAAGCCAAACTAACATTTAATCTACCAGAAGATAAGTACGAATGGGAGAATGCTATGCGTGCTGATGCTATGTACTGTGTACTGTGGGATCTATCTCAGGAGCTTAGAACACTATGGAAGTATGAGGAGCTAAGTGAGGAGGAGTGGAATATGGTTGAGAGAATCAGAAATAAGTTCTATGAGATACTTGGTGATAATCAAATTAATTTAGACAAGTGAGTGGATTTATAATTGGACTTGTTTACGGAATTTTAATCGGAATATTTATCGGCATCAGTCTGTCTGTTTACCTACTTGAAATGGTCCCGTAGCTCAGTTGGATAGAGCAACTGCCTTCTAAGCAGTAGGTCTTTGGTTCGAATCCAAACGGGATCACTTTGTTTGGAGTTAGAGTTCTTCGGTTAGCCTCCATACGGGTAAAAACTCTACGCACACTGGTATGGCAGGTGTGTGTTTTTAAATCTAAAATTAATACTATGAAATGGGAATCAACATCAACTGCCGACATAGTTGTCGATAGTGTAGTGGAGAGCGTTATCTCTAAAATTAGGTCAAGGTCTAGTGTTGGAATAAAGAAGTACAACACAACAATGGACAGAAAGGATTTGTCTACCGAGCAGTGGATAGTACACTTGCAGGAAGAATTAATGGATGCCACGATTTATTTGGAAAAACTAAAATCAATTTTAAATGATAACCTACTTTAAATCAATCAACGAAACAGATCGTCCGTTTTATGTAGATGTTGATGTTGCTATTGAAAGAATAAAATTTGGAAAATCAAAAGATATAGTAAAAAAGATTCGTTCTGCTGAAACGAAGGAAGAGCGAAACAACATAAAAAAACAGCTTCCATCAATACTATTTTCTGGAGAATTTTCAAGGAGAGCTGACAATGCCATCATAAATCATAGTGGACTAATATGTATAGACTTTGATGGATTTAAAGACGATGAGGAGCTACAGAAAATGAGAATGCACTTGTTTAATGACAAGTACACGTACTGCTTATTTATATCACCATCTGGCGATGGTCTCAAGGTATTGGTAAGAATTCCAAGCGATGCATTAAACCACAAGAATTATTTTTTAGCACTTGAGAAGTATTACGATTGCCCACAGTTTGATAAGTCTTGCAAGAACGTATCTCGTGTGTGCTACGAGAGCTATGACCCTGACATCTATGTCAACGAGCTGTCTGAGGTTTGGACAGAGATGATGAGGATAAATAATAATGTCAAGGTATCTCCTACCATAATCATCAACGATTCAAACGAGATTGTAAGAAGGCTGTCTCTTTGGTGGAATAAGAACTATGGAATGGTAAAGGGACAGAGAAATAACAACCTATTTATCTTTGCATCGGCCTTGAATCAGTACGGAATAAACAAAGATGATGCACTTAACGTACTAATGTCGTATGACGATGGCGACATGGCATCTGAGATTAAGACTATTGTTTGGTCGGCATACAAGAACACCAGCGAGTACGCAACTAAGTTCTACGAGGACATTGACAAGAAGACCGACATAAAGAACAAAATCCTAAAAGGTGTTCCAATCCATGAGATTAAGGATAACTTTAATGACGTTGACGAGGACATCATTAACGAGATGGTCGAGACTGAAGAGTACAACACCTTTTGGTCTAAGAGTAGTAAAGGCAAGATAGACCTAGTGCCACATCTTTTCAGGGACTACCTAAAGGGAAACGGTTTCTATAAGTACTACCCAAGCGGATCAAACAATTTTGTTTTTGTTCGAGTGGTTGACAACATAATTAGCGACACCAACGAGGACATGATTAAGGACTTTGTGTTGGACTATCTTATGGGAATCAACGACATGTCCGTGTACAATTTCTTTGCGATGAACACTAAGTTCTTTCAGGAAACTTTTCTGAACTACGTTCCAAAGGTAGAGCCAAGGTTTATGGTTGACACCATTGACGAGTCTTACCTTTACTTTAAGAATTGTGCTGTAAAGGTGACGAGCGACAATATAAAGATGATAGACTACAAGAATCTTGGTGGATACGTTTGGGAGAAGCAAAAAATTAATAGGGACTTTGTAAAAATAAAATCTGATGAT